AGTTACATTAAAGAAGTGCAGAAGATTATCACTACCGATGTATTTAATTTTAGTGCCACAAAGAACGTTTATTTGACTTGTGTTGAATTATTTTCTGAACAAGGTACGTTTTCCTTATCCGATGTAATTTTAAGGCTTAAAACGAAGAATAATAATGATTGGGCAGTAGTAATGTCAGCTACTACTTCAAGAAATCCAATTAATGCACATGAACTAATCATGTACCTTGCTGAACTGAAAGGTAAAAGGGATTTATTAAATTTATCAAGAGAAATAAATAATGATTTGGCTAATGGTGCTGATTACTTTGAATTGGTGGATAAGATAAATAGAGTAAATAATAAAGAATTAATTAAGGAAGACTCAAATGAAATATTGGACATGAAATCTGCTTTATTAGAAGCGGTCAATACTATTGGTGATGTAATGACTAATGGTACATTATCAGGAGTTCCTACGGGTTATCCTAAGTTAGATGACATCACAGGAGGTTGGTTAAAGGGCAATGTAATCTTATTTGCTGCAAGACCAGGTCAAGGAAAGACCATAGCATTATTGGAGCATACACGATGGGCGGCACAAATGAATAAGAAAGTATTATTTCTTTCTTTAGAAATGCCTGTGGTATCATTAATTTACCGAATGATTAGTGGAAACTTAGATGAGAGCACTCCATACTCTAAAATTAAGACAGGAAGGATAAACGAAGAAGTATTTAGAAGTATCCAATCAGAAGCAGTAACTAACCTACAAAACTTACCCATTACTTGGTATGATGGGGCTAACCGAGATGTTAATTATTTAACAAACCTTATTCAAAAGATTTGCAGAGAAAAGAAAATAGATATGGTCGTAATCGACTATTTACAACTATTGACCGATAATTCTATCAAATCTAATAACGAGATTGAAGTTGTAGGAAGTGTATCTAAGAAGATTCAACAATTAACAAAAAAGTTAAATATACCTTTTTTATGTGCGGCACAATTAAACCGACAATCAGAGGGTAGAAATAGTCATAGACCTAAGCTAAGTGACCTACGTTCAAGTGGTCAAATAGAACAAGATGCCTCAGTTGTTATAGGTCTTTATCGTGAAGATTATTATGCTTATGAGAAAGCTAAAGAAGAAGGTGATGCAAGTTTTGAGTTCACAAATAAGATAGAATATATCTTTATGAAGAATCGTGATGGTGACACAAGAACTGCTGAACTATATATTGATGTAGCAACAAGTAAGATTAGAGAACTTGACCCTATAACAAATAAGCCATCAGGCTTTTAAGACTTTGATTTGATTTTCCAAAAGTTGTAAATCCCCTTTGTTTCTGACATTGGGGATTTTTGTATAAAGCAAAAGGTGACAATATTTGCCACCCTTGCCAACCTAACCACAAAACAAATCAACGAAAACGCAAACAAATGTATCAAAAAATATTTGTAATTCTTGCTATTTGTCCGTGTTCTTTTGAATGTAAAAATCCTTCAATAGCTTTAGGTGCGTGAGCATATCCATTACGATGATGCCAAGAGTCTGCACCAGATGGAGAACGTAAAGATTCTACTGTTACTCCTATAAAATCCTTAGAAGTTTTGTGATGTACATGATGTGTATAAACATAACGATGTTTAGTAACTCCCCAATGCTCTTTAGCCTCCTCGGCCATTAATAATCCTAAATCAGTAATTCTCGCTCCGTCTCCATGAGTAGACCCAATTAAATTATTATAATACCTAAAATATTTACGATGGTTAATTGAGCAATCAAAAGTAATTGACTCATCGAGTCTAAACCAAGATTGAATTATATCAGCTAAGAAGAACCCATTGGTGTAATCATGATTAGATGGATTATAAGTAACGTGTACCTTAGCTATTAACCTTAATTTCTCAATAACCTCAACGTATAATTGTTTGGCCATTAAGAAGTTTTCATACCACATTCCATCTGTGTCCTGGGGTGTGCCACTTGTTGTTGTTCTTTTAGGAGTGTCAATATGAAGAATATCGTTACCTATAATCAATAAGATTTGGTCAATATTAAATCCTTTAACTTTATTAAGAATACCATCTACTCCTTCATGAACTCTTTTTACTGCAATATTAGAGTTATAATACTCTCCTGTTTCAAAAGCAGTAGCTAACTTACCTATGTGAACATCTGCTGGGTCTATAACAAGTAAATGCCCATCAATATTTTCCTCATAAACTATCTTAGTGTAGTTAGGAGAATGCTCGTTCATTGAAGAAATAATTTCTTCTCTTAAATCCTCGTAAGTCTTTTGGGCTTTATCTAATTTAACTGCTACGGAATACTCTTTAGTCTTGTCCCAATAAAGAGTGACATCGTTAATGTCAATACCTCTTTCTTCACAATGAGTAGCTAAACCATTATGTTGGTCTCCTAAGTGTTTAGCATTATCATATCTACCAAAACCTTTCCTTAATGTCTCAGGATTATACCCATATTTAGCACCAACTATCCTTGTAGCCTCATGCTTACTTTTGACACTTCCGCCATAGAATAACTCAATAGCTTCAATGACCATTTTCTTGTATCCTATCATTTGAATGGGTTTATAAATCGGAAGTATAAATACCCGATTATGATGAGTGACTCAAAGAAAATAGTTATGATTGCCCACATTGGTACAACATTCTTTACTACTACTTTCTCGTATAATTTTACCTCTGAATTATACTTAGACTTATATTTAGAATCATACACATTAGCAATAGAATCAATGTCTATTGTGGCTTGTATTTTGCCTTGTACTGAACGAATTATTACCTTCCCTTGTGGTAGCTTGATTTTACTATAAAAGTTCGTTAGAATGCCCGAAGAATCGCAAGGATTGTCTATTGTTAAAGTATCATGAACTGCATCGTATTTAGTAATTACTTTGTAGTCACGAATTGTATCTACCCTAAGTTTCTCAACAAAACTTGTAGATTTGGTAGATTTACAATTTGCGAAGATAATCAACGCAAAAATGAATAGAATAAGTTTTTTCATGAAAAGTAGAGTTGAGCCTCCTCGGTTCTTCTCCTTACTAATCCACTTAATGTTTTGCCTCCACCTTTAGTCCATTTAAGAAATTCATCTTTGATTGTTGGATTGTTGGGATTGACATTGACTTTGCGTAATAAGGTTGAAGATTTCAAGTTTCCTACACCACAATTATAGGCAAACGACACCAGGGAATCGAATTGGTTTTGATTAATAGAATCCGTACAATAAGAATCTACTGCACGTTCAAAAGAAACTAAAAGAGCCTCCAATAATTCGGTGGCTCTCTCTTGTGTTATCGGGGAGTCAGTTAACTTAACTTTACTCCCATCTTCGTAATATGTTGAGCCGTATCCTATTGTAATCACTTTGGATGGGCATAAATAAGGCTTAGAACTAAATCCTTCGTATTTCTTGATTATCTCTAATCCTTTAGTGCTTATTTTCGTTATCTTCATTTGTTAGACCTAATTTAGTCCGTAAGTCCACGTTTTCGGCTCTTAATGTATGAATCTCGGTGGTTAATGTTTCAACCTTTTCTTTCAAATCAGCTACTTCAGCTTTCATGTCAGTTGCCATCTCTCTCCAAATTTTAATTGCTTCTTGAACGTTAGTAATCTCACTACCTTGTATTTCTACATTCTCTTTCTTTTTACCAATTAGCCAACCGAATAACCCTGCTATTGCAGAAAACAAACTTGGTAAAATAAGGTCTTTATCAAACAAATCCATCATGACTATTCAGTAGGGGCTACATTCCAAGGAAGTGGAGGTGAAACAATAGGAGGGTTAATGATATTTTCTAATTGAGTGTCTAATGATGTTTGCATTGCAGGAACATCTAAAGTACCTTCTAACCAACCAATAACATCTGACTCTTGTAAGTCTTCGTAAGGAATAAAGTTTGGTGTCTCAGGGTCAACAACAAAACCAGTAGCACCATACATATCCGTGGAAATAGTACCATTGGTTACACCATATCTCCAATGAGCAGTAACAACGTAATCTTGAACTTCGGGAATGTGAGTAGCACAATCTAATTGTACTATTGTCCACAAATATGTATTAGCCATGCTTGATTATTATAATTCTATTTCTTCTTCTTTTTCAAATTTAACTCCATTTACCCAACCATCCAAGAATGTGTATAATTCCATATCATCGGGCTTACTAATTTCAATTGGTGTATAATCAAATTCTTGGTCACTTAAATCTTTTACCTCTTGAGATAATTTCTTTAATGCTTCCTTAGAGAACTTGTATTCTCCTTTTTCATCTAAGATTAAGTTACCTTTATCATCAACACTTGCGTTGTTTAAACGTAACTCATCTCTTTTCTCATTGTACTCGTCTAAGTAAATTTGGAACTTCTTACGAATAATACCAAGTTTCTTTTGTCCTTTTGTTGATTCGTTCATCATATTCGCTGCAGTATAAGCTACTACCATGTACAAATCTTTGTAAGTCTTTTTCATTTTTTTGTTTTTGTTTAAGTTATTAATCAATCCATTTGCCTTGTGGGCATTTATGTTCTTTTGGTGAACTCTTTGGTGTGTAAATCTTTGTCTTTATTGGACACCCACAACCTCTACACATAAAGTAATTATCAATTAAATTACCACTTACATCAC